GGGGAGATGAGATAGACAAGATCATGAGGGATAAAACAAAAAGGCAGATTGAACGTATTAGGGAGGAAGAAAACAATGGGTAATTTGGGTAATTATTTACGCGCGGTAGATCTTAAACATAAGATCTCGGAGCTTGAAAAACAAAATTCAGAGCTGAGACGGCTGTTGAACCTGGCGGTTGAGGGGTTTGATTTCATAGACGATAATTTCGGCTGTGCGGGATGCCATGTGGGCTGGGAAAAGTGCCCGTATAATAATCAGGGAGAAGTAGATTATTGTACAGACCAATGGAAGTACAGAGCCGAAGCCATGAAGCTGATAGGAGATGATGAATAATGGCAAGTATCATGGATTTGAAGAGAATGTGCAAGGGATATTCCTTGCAATGCAGGGAGTGCCCATTTAAAATTGATTTTTGCCAGCCTGCATATTTTCCAGATAATGCCGACGAAATAGTTGACAAGTGGGCAGCTGAACACCCTGTAAAGACGTATGTTATGGACTTCTTTGAGAAGTTTCCGAATGCGCCAAGAGACAGTGACGGAGCACCAAAAACGTGTTGGAAGCACGTCTACGGAGACGGAAAGTATTGTTCTTCTGACACTTGTACAGAATGCTGGAACAGGGAGATGAAGGAAGATGACTGAAAAATTAAAACCGTGTCCGTTTTGTGGTGGGAAAGCAGTGCTGGAATATTCGGGAGTCGAAGTCCTTCGCAACTGCGAGAGAGGCAACATAGAAATGGCATGGAAGGTGTGGTGCCCGAATTGCGGAACAGAAAAACGTGGCGGATTGACTACATACTGGTTAAACAATGACGCTACGCTAACAATTGCAAGGGAATATGACGGCAGGAAAAAGGCAATCGTGAGCTGGAACACGCGAGTAGCACCACACCACAACGCAAACACCGAAACCTGCGTATGTTGCGGCGCGGAGATTCCAGAGGGCCGGCAGGTGTGCCCGGCGTGTGAGAACGGGGAGGTAAAAGAAGATGAATAAGCAAGAAATCAAAGAATACTGCAATCACATTTTTGCTACACATAAAGCAACATTGATTCAGGACACCGATCGTTACTGCATAATTGACTGGCGCAGAGCAGACGGAAGTAGCAACGTCAACTACATAGTTGACAAAAAACGCGGTAGTCTGATTGTAAGCGGAGATCTGGGAGATTCTATAGCAACATGGTTCGATGCAGTCACGCCGGCAAAGCTAAAAGGATATATCCATAATGATGTAGAATATTACATTAGCAAATTCCAGTGCACCTCAGACAAATATACACAGGACGCAGATGAAGTAGTTGAAGATATCAAAGAGTATGTTGATGACGATGAACTGAGAGATGCGTTTCTGGAGATTGAGAATGAGATATTTGATACACCTGAAGAAATGTGGGAAGAAGTAGAAAACGAAGTATATTCGTGTATATACGGTGATGATTTTATTCCGTCAGACCGCTTGAATGAACTTTTCCCTGAAAGTTGGGAATGGCTTCCACATTGTGGGCAAAGAATAAAACTCCGCTGCTATATGTGGGCAGCGGGATTCTATATGGCTTGCGAGCAGCTTGGAATATAAGGAGGACAAATGAAAACACGAATATTTGTGATCCGTAACGGCGATTATGGTACATACTTGCATACGTCAATGACCAAGATAAAGGCGTTCACGTCATATTATGGTGCGCTACAGTATATGCGGTTCCACGGATTAAACGAAAACATCTACAAGGTTGAGGTGTGGATATGGGAGAGATGAAAGAGCTTGAAGTAAAGGCTTGGCTGAACCGTGCTTTCTATGCTGATAAGAAAGTCAAGGCGCTTGAAATGCTCGTAGAGAAGCGCAGAGAGCAAGCTACAAGCGCTTCGGTTTGCTATGAGTGTAATGATAAGGGCAAGAGTGACGGCTCAAAAAACAGCGCAGAAGAAGCTCTTATGATGATTGCAGAATCTGAACTTGAACTTCTGAGAAACATTCGTGAGCTGATGAGAATTGCAAACGAAGTTTCATGTGCTATCGCGCAGCTTCATGACGATGATCTTGAAACAGTATTGATACACAGGTATCTGTTGTTTCACACGATTGAGCAGACGGCAGAGCTAATGAACTATAGTGTGCCGACCGTTAAGCGCAAACAAAGTGAAGCAATACGAAAGTTGATACCTTTTGAGCTTGTTTGAGCCTATGAAAAGTGCTATACTGATATCATAGAAAAATAACACAAGATAGTTTGATTTGGTTTTTGTTTACTCCTTCGGAAAGCGTCTGCAAGTAATTGCAGGCGTTTTCTGTTACATGGGGGAGTGCCCCCCTTATAAGGGCGGCTAAGGCGTTCAGCAGGTCACTGCGAATAAATCTGCGCAAGGTATAAAAAAGAGGTGGGATTATATTGAAATTATACGGAATGGAATACCTGAGAAGTAAACTCGGGAGAAAGTACACCCGATGTAAACGCCGGTATGATTTTTATGAAATGAAGCAGAAAAAGAAGCAAATAACTGCATTGATCCCGCCCGAGTTCAGAAGTATCGCACTCTCCCTCGGCTGGTGTTCAAAGGCTGTTGACAGTATGGCGGACAGGCTTCAATATGACGGCTTCGACAATGATGATTTCCGAATAGGTGAGATCTATACGCTCAACAATGACGATGTCCTTATGGATAACGCAATTCTTTCAGCGCTGATAACTTCGTGCAGCTTCCTGCACATAGACCGTGCTGATGGATATCCGGCTATCGAGTGTATTGATGGCAGGAATGCAACGGGTATCATTGATCCGACAACGAATATGCTTGTCGAGGGTTACGCTGTGCTTGAATCTGATGAATACGGCAACGCTGTGAGAGAAGCATATTTCTTGCCCCACGAAACACAAGTGTATGAAAACGGAAAACTGGCAGACGTCTTAGAGCATGATGCGCCCTATCCGCTGCTTGTGCCTGTCATAAACAGGCCCGATGCCAAGCGCCCGTTTGGACATTCGCGTATTTCTCGTGCCTGCATGGCAATCGTTGAAAGCGCAATGCGCACAATGCTCCGCTCGGAAGTCGGTGCCGAGTTCTACAGTATACCGCAGAAGTATGTTGTTGGACTTTCGCAGGACGCGGATTTTAACAACAAAGCCGCTTCTTTTAGTTCGTTTTTGAATTTTACGAAAGACGAGGACGGAGATGTTCCACAGCTTGGGCAGTTTTCTCAGCAGAGTATGACTCCGCATATGGAACACATGAGAATGCTTGCCTCTATGTTCGCAGGAGAAACGGGATTAACACTTGACGATCTCGGTTTTACAAGCGGCAACCCCGCGAGCTTTGACGCGATCAGAGCGAGTCACGAGCAGCTCAGACTTGCCTGCCGGAAGGCACAACGGACATTCGGGGTCGGATTCCTCAACGCCGGTTATCTTGCTGCTTGTGTTCGTGATAAGAAAAGCTATGACAGGCGTGCTTTTGCAGGCACAAAAACGGCGTGGTCTCCGATATTTGAGCCGGATGCCGCTGCACTCGGCGCACTTGGTGATGCAGTTGCAAAAATCAACGGTGCTGTTGAGGGATATATCGGTAGCAGAAGTATTTACCGAATGACCGGGATCAAAGGAGAAAGCAATGGATTATGAGCAGCTCAGGAAAACAATCGACGATAAGCTTGCTACAGATCCGGAGTTCCGCACGATTGTAAAACGGATAAATTCCGGCAGGGCAAATTTCATTGATACTTCACGATATTCCCAGATACTTTCGCAAACGATCGGGAAAGAATTGTCAAAAAGTATCGAAAGTATTACCGATAAGGAAGCAATAACACAGCAGCTTCTAAAAGACAGCTATAATGAGATCAATGACGTATGCGCGAGAGTTCAGGAGATGATCGACTCAGACGCAGGAGTACATATCAATCCCCAGCAGGCTTCTTTCCCCAAAGAACGTGTTGAGAGTTTTTCGCGTTCCCTTGTGGATCTGACGGTTGACTCTGATGTTATCAGGCGCAGGGCAAGGGCAGGGAGCGAGACCATTACAAAGTCGTTCCACGACAGTTACATCAAGAAAAATGCACAATTTCGTAATGACGCAGGTTTTAATTGCTATATTGTCCGAGAGGGAAGAAGCTGCTGCAAGTGGTGTGCTGACGTTGCAGGAAAGTATAAATTCGGAGAACAGCCTGATGGTATTTTTCGCAGGCATGACAACTGCAATTGTACAATTATCTATGACGGTCAGACAATGCGCGGCAAGTTTAATTCAGACGGCACCCGCTCAAAGACATGGGAAGAAATTCCAAATGTCACGGGGGAGTATTCGCCAACAATATTTTCAGAACATGACGGAAGCAAACTTGAGCAGAGAAATTTACGTCAATTCAGAGGATTGACAAACAGTAGCGATAATGATAAAATAAGGAATGTAAGGCTTGACGATGTTAAAAATGCTGCTGAGAACAGTAA